TTGGGATGGGAAACTGATGAAAGTTGTGGTGAGAATAAAAGATTGGTATTTAAATTCGGAGAATCTGAAAAAAGTATCAACGATAAACTTTACGAAAGAGACATCGTATTAGAATTTGAAAAACAATTGTCATATGTCTAAAAAAAAATTATTAGAAAATGGATTTAGTAAACAATTTATAGATAAATTGTCATATAAATCAATTAATGTGTTATTAAAACAAATAAATAGTTTAAAAGAACAAACAAAAACTGGTTCTGTTATAGTTTCAAAAAATACAGATTCTAGTAAAATTCGTGATTTAGCTAGTAAAGGACTCAATGTAAAAATTTCTAACGAGATGAAAGAGGATGAAGAAGATCCTATGGACTTCGAAAAAGGACAAAGAACACAAGATCCTCATCAGGTTGGTCCATCTACAGATGATGGTTTTGGTAATTATGGTGATGGTATGGACGAAGGTGAAATGACGGAAAAAAAACAAACAAAAAACCCATGGGCAATATGTACCGCAACCATGGGTAAAAAATTTGGTAGTACTGAACGAAGTGATTGGTCTAAAAACCAAATGAAACAATATGAGAGATGTGTTATGGATGTCAAAAAACAAATTAAGGAAAACAAGAACCCAATAATTCCAATTTTGGAGAACATAACAAGAAATCAAATAAAAACAAATTTATTACCACAAACAGACAAAGCAACACTTATTGAGATGATTGCACAAAACCAATCTATTATCAAAAGACCCTTACACAACAACAAACAAATTGGAAAATTCAAAATGAATAAGAAATCACAAACTCCAGTGTTTTCAATTACAAAAGGAAAATTAGAAAGTGATCTTAAGGAGATAGAAACAACTGAAAACAAAATTCGTGATTTAGTACCAAATCCTGGTAAGGTTAAAATACCAGATTATTTAACATTTGATCAATTAAATATAAAATTTAAAAAATAATGTCTTACAAAAAACATATAAAAGAAGCTCCCATCGATTATGGTGGAAGACCTGAAAGGATGGATCCTAGTATTCAAAGGAAAATTGAAAGAGGAGAGACTCCCGTTTCAAAACAACCTTTTTTACCAAAAACCACAGGAAACCAAACTTTTGAGGAAATTATTGCATCCGATAGATTCAAACAAGTTGTCGATAATATTAGAAGATATACTCAAATTCCAGGCCCTATCGATATAAGAAGTATTGGTAATTTACAAATGTTATTAATGGGGGCTTTGAGAGAAATCGTAAGAATTGAAAGACAACACAAAGAATATCTAGAAAATTTATCTATTGAATTAGTAAGAGAAGAATTAGAAGTACCACCTACAGACATACAATACCAGGCTTACTTAGTAAGTCAATCTGAAATTCCTGATGAAGGGTTTCAGATGGAACCTGAAGAAAAAACCGAAGAAGAAATACTTCAACTTTTCAAAGATCCTGAAAATGAAGAGGAAAACCCTGTTGATGCGTTAATAAAGGCCTTGGACGAATTTAATATTGAAAGAAGTAAAAGACGTTTAATTAATATGTTTGTTCAAGGTGCTGGGGCTAAAGGTCAGTATATGTTTCATCTAGTTGAAGAAAAATTGAATGCTTTAGACCCTAGATTGTTGAATTTGTATGGCACATTAATGTCTATAAATGAAATACTTTATTGGATTTTGAATGAAAATATGTTGAGTAATTTGATGAGTAGTAAAGCTGGTTCAGAAGAAATTGATACAAATACTGATCCACCAACAGTAATTGCTCGAGGTGTTATATTTCCTGTTCTATTACATGAATTAGTCAAAGGAACATACGATGTCATAGGAACTCATGGTTTACCATCAAACCCTGACCAACAAAAAGCGGTGACGGGTTATGAAGATACATTACCTGCTGAAGTTTGGGATTTAAGATTTGGTCCAATTTTTTGGGAAAAGTTAATTACCGCTTACCCGAACAAAATCTTTGAACCAGGACAAAGAATTATTCAAAATTATCTTTTCCAAAAATTTGTGATGATAAGTGCTGAGGATTTTATTAATTTGACTAAAAAAATTTTAGTTGGAGATCCTAAAGCTAATCAAATCATAGACAGAATGGTGAGTGAAATTGTGAATAAGTTGAATGAAATTGAGGGAGAGGATGACGACGATGATGATGATGATGAATTGAAAGATATAAATCTAGACGATTTGCTCAAATAAAGTTGATGGAATGGGTTTTTCAAAAGAACAATTATTACTTGAGTACACTAAATGTGTAAGGAATACTGAATATGCTTTAAGAACGTATTTACAAACTTACGACAATACTCAATCAAAATATGTTCCATTAGAGTTATTTCCTGATCAAGCAAACCTTATCAAAGATTACGAAGAGTACAACGAAAACATTGCCAAAAAGTATAGACAAGCAGGGGTATCAACGGTAACTGCTGCTTGGATAAGTAAGAAATTAGCTTTTGCTCTCAAGAACAAACCTGAAAAGGTTTTGTGTATTGCAAATAAGTTAGATACGGCTGTTGAATTTGCAAATAAAGTTAGAGGATTTATTGACCAATGGCCTAGTTGGGTTGGTATAACATACAGTTCCGAAAAAAACTCTCAAAGACACTTTAAAATATCGAATGGATGTGAAGTAAAAGCGGTTGCAACATCGAAGGATGCGTTACGTGGTTATACTCCTACAATTCTAATATTCGACGAGGCGGCGTATATCGAAGCCGATAGTGACTTTTGGGCGGCTTGTATGGCCTCATTGTCCACAGGGGGTAAAGTTATTGTAATATCAACACCAAATGGGTATGATCCAATTTATTACGAAATTTACGATCAATCAATAAGAGGTATTAACGACTTCAAAATATCAGAAATGTTTTGGTGGAGAGATCCACGATACACAAAAGATTTACAATTTATCAAAGTAGATGATTTAATACATTTTTATTTGAACAGAGATGAATATCCAAATCCTGAAATAGTTGATGTTTCAGAAAAATTACCTGCGGATAGAGATTATGACGAAATACAAAGACTTATAGATGATGGATTCAAACCAACCTCGAATTGGTTTGAAAAAATGGTCAAGAAATTAAAGTATGATAAAAGAAAAGTTGCTCAAGAATTAGAGTGTAATTTTTTGGGGTCAGGAGATAACGTATTCGATTCAAACTTGGTCCAAAAAATATTAGAAAACGATGTTAAAGACCCATTAAATAAAATGGTTAGTGGTGGATTATGGTTGTGGAACGAACCTATCATAGGTCACAGATACATTATGGGTGTAGACGTTTCGAGAGGTGATAGTGAAGACTTTTCAACTTTCCAAATTTTTGATTTTGACGATAAAGAACAAGCTGTTGAGTATTTGGGAAAACTTCCACCTGATAATTTAGCTGACATAGTTTATAAATGGGCGACTATGTATAAAGCCTTTGTAGTTGTTGATATCACAGGTGGAATGGGAGTTTCTACAGCAAGAAAACTCCAAGAACTTGGTTATAAAGAACTTTATGTGGATGGTATGGACATTGCAAATAAATGGAAATTTGACCCAAAAATGCAAGACAAAATACCTGGTATTAATTTCAACAATAAAAGAGTTCAAATTATTGCCGCGTTAGAAGAATATTTTCGACATGGTTTGAAAATACATTCTATTCGTTTAGTTAACGAAATGAACACTTTTGTTTATGTGAATGGTAGACCAGACCATATGAAAGGACAACATGATGACCTTATTATGTCTTTGGCTATGGCGGTCTATGTTGCGGATTATTCATTTGCTCAGTTACAAAAAGTTTCACAACAAGCAAAGGTTTTACTAGAATCATGGGAGGTTAAATCGTACGAACAACCAGCGACAACACATTTTAATCCCGCATTACCAAATACAAATTATAGAGAAAATCCTGCGTTTAGAAATCAACCTTCGTTAAACGATTATAAAGAATATTCATGGTTGTTTGGAAGTGGTAAGCGTTGATTTAATTAGTCGAATATTTATTGTTAATTATGGAAAATAAAAATTTAACGATTTGGCAGAGATTATCTCAAAGTTTAGGGCCAAATTCTTTATTGGGTCAAGATTTACCAACATATACTTTTGATAAAAAAGAATTACTCAAGACCCAAAATAAAGACGAATATGAAAAACAAAAACTTCAAGCTCAACAAACATATTATCTTGTAAGTCAATGGGCTAAAGTTGAAAATAATCTATACAATCAAGCGGTATATTATGAACCAACAAGATTGGCTTCATATTATGATTTTGAAAGTATGGAATACACACCTGAAATTGCCTCAGCATTAGACACATACGCTGAAGAATCAACTACGGTCGATGAAAATGGATTTATGTTACAAATCTATTCGGACTCACCGAGGATTAAATCAATTTTAGCTGACTTGTTTAATAATGCTTTAGATATCAATACAAATTTACCTATGTGGACGCGTAATACCGCTAAGTATGGTGATAATTTTGTGTTTTTGAAATTAGATCCTGAAAGAGGTGTTGTTGGGTGTCTACAATTACCAAATATAGAGATAGAAAGGATCGAGGTTGGTATGAAAGGTAGAGCAACCTCAGGTTTTGGGGCAGCACAATCATCAAGACCAGATGTGAAAAGTTTGACATTCACTTGGAAAAACAAACAACTTGATTTTAATAGTTGGGAAATTGCACATTTTAGATTGTTAGGAGATGATCGTAAGTTACCATATGGTACATCGATGACTGAGAAGGCAAGAAGAATTTGGAAACAATTGGTGTTAGCTGAGGATGCGATGTTAGTTTATAGGACCTCACGAGCACCTGAGAGAAGAGTTTTCAAAGTTTATGTCGGGAATATGGATGACGCTGATGTGTATCCATATGTACAAAGATTTGCACAACAATTCAAAAAAGACCAAATAGCTGACCCTAAAACGGGTAATGTCGATATGAGATTCAATCAAATGGCGGTTGACCAAGATTTCTTTATTCCTGTTAGAGACCCTGCCGCACCAACACCTATTGATACCTTAGCAGGGGCTCAAAATCTTTCTGAAATTGCTGATATCGAGTACATTCAGAAGAAACTTCTAACAGCTTTAAGAATTCCTAAAGCATTTTTAGGATTTGAAGAACCCGTCGGAGATGGGAAAAATTTATCACTTCAAGATATTCGTTTTGCTAGAACGATCAATCGTATTCAAAAATGTATGATTGCTGAACTAAATAAAATCGCAATAATTCATTTATTTCTTTTAGGGTTTGAGGATGAACTAGGCTCATTTCAATTGTCTCTGACCAATCCATCAAAACAGGCTGATTTACTTACTGTGGAAGTTTGGAAAGAAAAAATGTTATTGTATCGAGATGCTGTTACAAAAATTGAGGGAATTGCACCTGTATCTAATGCTTGGGCTAAAAAACACATACTTGGTTTCTCTGACGATGAAATCAAATTGGATCTTAACCAACAAAGAATGGAGATCGCAGTTGCCGCTGAGTTGGCAAATACTCCTAACGTTATTAATAGAACGGGTATATTTGATAATATTGATAAACTGTACAGTAAATCAGTTTTAAGTGGTGAAACTGCCACGAGTGGATCTGTTCCACCTAGTGGTGCGGAACCTTTACCGCCTATGGGTGGTGAATTAGGTGGTATGGCACCTGGACCTGGTGGTGAAACACTTCCTCCACCTGAAGAACCAGTATTAGCTCCTGAAAATACAAAGAAGTCCACAAATATTATTCTAGAAAGATTGGAAATTGAAGAAAAAAGTGAGATTGATTTTGATAAAGGAGAAAAAATATTACAATCAATAAGTCAAGTATTGGATAAATTGTCGGACGATAATATTTAATAAATAAACATTATGAAATTCGGAGAACTTTTTTCATCAATAGAAGATCATCTAATCTCGTCATACCAAAATGGTATTTTCGAACAGGAGATTAAAAAATTCAAGAAATTGGTTCTTGAAAATAAAGATTTAACTTCTGTATTTTATCACTATCAATCATTAAAAAACACAAGGTCTTTAGATAAGGACACTGCTGAAATTTTTATTCAAGAATCTGTAAAACAGATTGAAGAAAATAAAAAATCGGTGAAGAAAAAATTGGCCGAATTTTGGGTTAAAGAAATCAAAACTGATAACATATACGAGGATATTGATAATTTAATTTATCCTGATTTCACAAATTTGGTGGAGAGTGCACACTCTAAAAAAAGGTTAATTAGTCAACTTTCGGAAGAGACAGAAAAGAAAGAAAATATCAACTTGCCCATTAATTCTATTCTGAAGATAGCAAATAGTACCGCGTCTAATTATATTTCGAATTTAGATGAAAATACTCAAAAAGAGTTGATGAGTATTTTGACAGAGAGTGAAGAAACTCTTCAAAAAAAATATGACGAATTCAAAACCAACACTATCAATAAATTACTAGACATCTCAAAAGAAAATACTGAAGACATTTCTTCAAAAATTCAAGAAACCATCAGTACCATTGAGAAAGAAACTTTTGATAGGATTAACTTCGTAAGGTTAAAAAACCTATACGAGAGTTTGTAAATTTACCCCTCAGAACTACGTTTTTTTTGTATAAACTGAGCTTTTAGAATTTCTTTTCTTCTTTTTTGAGATTTACTTTCATGAGATAATCTTGACAAAAGAATTTCATTCTGTTTGGTTCTGATTATTTTTCCTTTCAATAATTTGAGACTTTTGTCGAGATTCGACGTACCATTAATTTTTATTATTATCATATCAACTAATTATATTAATTATGGAAAAAATTTGATTTATATCAATATTATAACTATTTTTTTGAAAAAAAATAAACCATTGTTATTATGTTAATTAATGAAAAAAGGCAAAACGTGTAAATTAAATGGATTTACAAGATTAAAAAGTACGTACGGTACAGTGGATTCAAGAACATTTAAATCATTGTATTTGAATATCCAAAGTTGGGTAACACCCAAAAAAAATGTTGAAAATTGGTCGAGAGTCATAAACATATTAAATAGAGAAATCAAAGAAACCATAGGTGATTTTTTAGATCTTAATTTATTTCAATCTACATTCATTTGTGATTTAGATCTTAGAACTAGTGGTCTTGTTATGGGTAAAAAAAGTTTTATGAACTTAGAAATAACTTTTTTCGTAAATAAAAATGTTGAGTTTAAATCTCTGATCTTAAAAAAACATTTGCAAGATATAACTTCTTTTATAAATTCCCATAATTTTTCTCAAAATATTTATTTCGATTTTGAAAAAACAAAAAAAACAAAAACAATCGAAACTACCTAATATTTATTTATAAATTTTTTATGAAAATATTAGGACCAAACGAAGTGGGAAAAGGTATCTTGATTGAGATGGACGCAGGATTTGTGTCTGCCACAGATCACAGAAACATAAAAGTTTTGGAAGAACAAAAAACTCAATTAGATTATTCGAAACCTTTTGAATTTTATGCTGTATTACAAAAATATAATACACCAAATAGAAATGGTAGAATTTATCCAGAACAAATTCTTAAAAGAGAAGCTGAGAACTACAAAAAATTAATTAAGAAAGGAGTTGCACTATCTGAATTAAACCATCCAGAGTCTTCATTGATTGATTTAGACCGAGTATCTCACATAATTAGTGACTTATGGTGGGAAGGTCAAATGTTACTTGGAAAACTAAAACTTTTAACGTCACCTGGATTTCATGAGAGGGGGATTGTATCAACCAAGGGAGATCAAGCAGCAAATTTACTAAGACAAGGAGTAACTTTAGGAATATCATCTAGGGGTGTTGGGTCTCTGAAAAAAGTTGGAGAACAAAACGAAGTTCAAAAGGATTTTGAATTAATATGTTTTGACCTAGTTTCTTCACCTTCCACACCAGGAGCTTATTTGTTCTCAAACATTGACGATCGACATTCATTCGATGAAAATATCGAAGAAGAAAAAAAATTAAGACAGATATCGTCAGAATCCACTGAAAACACAAATCCTATGAATCGGTCTATTGACTTGATGAATAAATTGAATAACTTTTTAAGAAAATAATTTATGGAAGATTCTAAATATTTTGTATGTAAAGTACAATACGATCTACCTGATGAAAATTCAGGTAAGATCAAAAAAATCACTGAAATGAAATTGGTACGAGCAATTTCAGTTACTGATGTTGAGGCAAAAGTAACTGGAAAGTATCAAGGCTTTCAACATGATTGGCGAATAACGTCAGTGATTGAGAGTAAAATCGATGAAGTGATCGAGTAAAAATGAACCCCACCAAAGAGTGGGGTTTTTTTTTGTTTAATTTTTTTACAAATAAAATTTTAAAAATCAATATTTTTTGCGCTATGGATATATTTATATGGAAAAATTTAATATTTTATGGCAGACAAAAAGTCATTAGTAGAAGAAGCTCTTCTTCAGATGAAAAATCTAGAAGATGTTGTAACTGAAAACGCAAAAGGAATACTTGCTTCAACAATGAAGGAAGAAATCTCTGAGTTAGTAAAAGAGTCGTTAAAGACTAAAAATAAACTAAAAGAACAAGCTGAACCTGAAATAGATTCTGAAGATGAAATGGATATGGATTCTGAAGATGAAATGGATATGGATTCTGAAGATGATATGGATATGGATTCTGAAGATGATATGGATATGGACTCTGAAGATGATATGGATATGGACTCTGAAGATGATATGGATATGGACTCTGAAGATGAAATGGATATGGATTCCGACGAATTAGATATCGACATTGAAGATGAAGATGTTGTAGAAATCCCTGATGACGCATCGATGGAAGACGTATTAAGTGTTTTCAAAAAAATGGGCCCATCTGATAGAATTATCGTGAAAAAAGAAGGTGATAAAATTCACCTTGATGACGAAGAAGAAGATGTAGAATATATCATCTCAACAAACGAATCTATTACCGAAAAAATGTCCGCTTCCGAAATGGACGGTATTATGAATGCTATTTTCTCAGAAGAAATGGATATGGACTCTGAATATGAAATGGATATGGTTGAAGATGAAATGGATGAGGTTGTGTATGAAATTTCTATGGATGAGGAAGACACAGATGACGAAATCGATGAAGAAGATATGGAGGAATCTATGCATGAATCAAAAAGTGGTATGAAACCAATAATGTTTTCAAATTGGAAAGCCGGTAAACCATTAGGTTCAAAAGTTGAAACCAAAGAATCTACAACTACAAAACCAAAAGAAAAAGAAAAAGTTGAAACTGGTAAAGATAAAAAACGCAGTCCTTTCCATAGACCAGGTGAAAAAACAGCCCCTAAAGCTAAAAAAACTGAAACAAAAGAGGGTATTGGAAAAATACAACCTACAGGAAAAGCTAAAGGTACTAGAATGAATCTTTCTCCCAAGAAATTTGAATATAAGGAAGGTAAGAAACATGACATTTCTGCTGTGGAAAAAAGAATCGCCGGAGCTTTCTCAAAAGGTGAAACTAAAGAAGCCGCTAGAACACTAAGTAACGGAACTAGAAATTACGGACTGAGAAAAGGTTTACCAAAAGCTAAAGTAATTCCAAATTCGGCAGTGAGTGAAGAAGTTCAATCTCTAAGACAGAAGAATGTTGAGTATCAAAAAGCTTTGAATGTCTTCAGAGAAAAACTTAATGAGGTTGCTGTTTTCAATTCCAATTTGGCTTATGCAACTAGATTGTTCACAGAACATCCTACTTCAAAACAAGAAAAAATTAACATTCTTAGAAGGTTTGATGATGTTGAATCAATCAAAGAATCCAAAAATCTTTACAATTCAATTAAAAACGAATTAACAAATTCCTCGAAAAATGTTGTGACTGAATCTATGGAAAAAATCGAAAAAACACATAGTTCAGGTTCTTCACAAAATTTAATCGAATCAAAAACTTATGAAAATCCTCAGTTCTTGAGAATGAAGGATATCATGCAAAAAATAAACAAATAAACAAAACTAAATAAAAAAAAATGGGTGCATTATTAGAAAGCGGTCTTGTTGGTAACATTGGGTTAAAACACCTTAAAGTTATCAAAGAAGATACAATCAACAAGTGGGACAAACTTGGGTTCTTAGAAGGACTAAAAGGTCATATGAAAGAAAACGTTGCTCAGTTATATGAGAACCAAGCGTCATTCTTGATAAACGAAGCGTCATCGACTTCTGACAGTGGTTCTTTTGAAACCGTTGTATTTCCTATCGTAAGAAGGGTTTTCTCAAAACTTTTAGCTAACGATATCGTATCGGTACAAGCAATGAACTTACCTATCGGTAAATTGTTCTACTTTGTTCCTAAAATTCAAGGTTATTCGGGTGGAACAGCACCAAATGATTTGGGATGGTTAGGTGATAGTGGTAACCACTATGCTCCAATTGGTTCACCTGGTAACTATCCAGGAAATCAAAATGCAGGTTATACTGCAGCGGACAGCACAGGTACTTATAACCCTTATTACCAAAAAGATCTTTACGATTTATTTTATGAAGGTGATGAGGCAACATTAAACCCTCCAGGTCTTTTTGACTACTCTAAAGGTAAATGGACCGCAACAACTGCTACAACAATGACAGTTGCTTGGGATGCTAGTGGATTTTTAGTCCCTTCAGCATACACATCATCTGATTATCGTAAAGTAATTTTAGCGATGAGTGGATTCTCAAACGCTGGTGCGGGTCAATTAATCGGACCAAATGGTAATACCATGGATACCGAAGAATTCCTTTCAGGCTTGAACATTTTCGGAGCTTATGGTAACGCTACAACTTCAAGTCGAGCTCCTGGTAATGGTAACCCTTACCTTTTCAGAGTGGTAACTCAAAAGTACGGTAAAGGTATCGTTCAATACGGTTCACAAACCAACACTACTTGGCCGATTGGTAACAATTCGGGTGGTGCTTACAATAATGTTTGTGACGCGAATGGTATTATTTATTTGGAAGTTGATTTACAACAACCTGTATGTATTTCTTGTGGACAAACAACACCTGATGGTTACACAGGATCAACATTTGCTTCAACAGCTACAACCAACAACGCCTTTATCGCGATTTACAGAGTTTATAAAGAACTTGAATTCGAAGATCAAATCGGTGAGGTTTCTTTCGATTTAGAATCAGTTACAGTATCTGTAACAGAACGTAAATTGAGAGCACAATGGTCTCCTGAACTTGCTCAAGACGTTTCAGCGTTCCACAACATTGATGCAGAAGCTGAGCTTACAGCTCTTCTTTCTGAACAAGTTGCCGCTGAAATCGACAGAGAAATTTTGAGAGATTTGAGAAAAGGTGCTGCTTGGAACTTGAGATGGGATTACAACGGTTGGAAGAGATTGGCTTCTACAGGAACTACTCCTTATACTCAGAAAGATTGGAACCAAACCCTTATTACCGCTATCAACCAATTGTCGGCACAAATCCATAAGTCGACATTAAGAGGTGGTGCTAACTGGATCGTTTGTTCTTCTGAGATTTCAGCGATCTTCGATGATTTGGAATATTTCCACGTATCAAACGCAGCTCCTGAGCAAGATCAATACAACATGGGTATTGAGAGAATTGGTACACTATCCGGTAGATATCAGGTTTACAGAGATCCATATTTCCCACCAAACCAACTTATCATCGGTCACAAAGGTACTTCATTGTTAGACACAGGTTACATTTACGCTCCGTATGTACCTCTACAATTGACACCTACTATGTACAATCCGTTCAACTTTACACCTATCAAAGGTATAATGACAAGATACGCTAAGAAAATGGTTAACAACCGTTTCTATGGTCGTGTGACTTGTGACGGTATCCGTACTTTCGATTTGAGAGAATTGCGTTAATCTTCTCAATGGTAATTGAAAAGGGGACAAGAAATTGTCCCCTTTTTTTTTTAGGTTTCAGATTTTGGAGAGGAAAGAATGAGAATTCTTAAAGATTTAGATATAACTTCACTTTCTTTTAGTGAAAATACTCCATTTATGTGAGCATAATTCAGAGCTTGTTGAATACAATAAGCGGCTTGAGCAGAATTAATTTCATCAATAAATTTTGACAAATTTTCTTCCGAGTCATAATTTATGGAACCAAATAAAGTTCCTAAAATTTTTGAATTTTGTTGTTCATTTTCCATACGCAAGGTATTTATGGTAAGATACGCAAAAAAAATGAATAATCAACTCAGAGAGGATTTAGCTGTTTGGTTCGGAACCAAAAAGAAAAAAAAGGGAACCAAACAACCACAAGGGCCTTGGGTTAATATTTGTAGAAAAAAAGAGGGTGGTGGGCATCCACCATGTGGGAGAGGGGATACTGACAAAGGTGCGTATCCGAAATGTAGAGCTAAAGGAGTTGCATCAAGAATGACTGACGCACAAAAGAAAGCCGCATGTCAACAAAAAAGAACTGCAGAAAAAAAAGACACACAATCAGGTAAAGGTCAAAAACCTGTA